CGTCTTCAGCAACTGTTGGTTTTACTCCGTGACCTGCTGCCTCAAGATAGGTAACAGCCTTACGGAAAGCAGATGCGTATTGTGAATTACGCTCGTCTTTGTTAAGTAATCCGTACAACTTGTTAACGTGAGCAGGGAGCAATGCAGAGATAGTTGGCTGGTCTTCTGCGTACTTACCCATTGTTGCGCGGGTTAGTTTGTCTGCCCAGGCTGGTTGGTCAAATACTGTATTAAGAATGTTCTCAACTATCTTTACAGGAACTGCTGCTGCAGGACCAGCAAAGGTTGGAATAAGCGACTCTGGGTTAAGCGAAGGAGTGACCATATTCAAACGGCCACCAAACTGTACTGGAGTAGGCACTCTAAATGCAGACTCTACGCCAAATGCTGTAAGCACTCCAGACATAGCCTTATACACAGGAGTTAGTCCAGGATAGACGAAGTAAAGTTCTCCTTGGTCATCCTTTTGTACCCAGCCGCTGTGTGCTACACCCTCATAGATAAGAGCAGCACGTGCTATTGACTCTGGGTTATACCGAACCATACGTCCAATACGACGATAGAAGTCTTCTGTTGCACGATAGAAACGAGCAAAGTTTCTGATACCAAAAGACAACTGTGTTTGGACCAGCGGATTATCAACATAAGCCAAGGTTCGAGCGCTTGCTCGCTCTTCAACAATCTCAGAAATCTTTGCCTTTGCGTTGGCTTGGGCTTTCTCTAATTTCTTTGGGTCTGTTATTCCCTTGGTATGGGCTTTGATAAAATTATCGTAGAACCCAGTCTCATCCATCTCTCGACGTATTTTAATCATCTCTTGGAGAACCATAGGTTCGCGTGAATAACGAGCGTTAGCCTCGCCCATCCAGTCCCAACCACGTTCCATAATAGAAGCGGTGTAGTTATCCACATCAGATACCGGAACCAGTGTCGGTCCATTGATGTATTGTGGTGCATCTCCGGCTACAGATGGAAGGTCCTCAAGACCTAACTCTCCAGATATTTTGTACTCACCAGTAACATCGTCAATTCTACGCACCTTATTAAGTAAATCAAGGTTGATGGAATTATCAGAAGATTTGGTAAATAGTTGACGCGCTGCATCATAGACACGTTGTGCGTGGTCATCAATAGTTCCATTGATTCCTGGGCTGTACAAACGGAATCTATTAAGCAAGTTAGGTTCTTCTTGTAAGGCTGCCTTTATCTTTGCTACTGCATCTGCCTGGTCTAGGTTTGCTATAGCAACAGCACCTATCTTATCGTTAGCCCAAAAGTTAATTCCCAACATCCAGGATATTTGGCTTCCGGTATTAGCAAGAGGTGCTTGCTCTGTGAATCCTGCTCCACGTCGGTACTTGGTACGACCGGGGACATTGATGGTTAGGGCAGACATACGGCCATAACGCTTTTGGTCCATCAGCGCTCTGCTGGCAAAATCTGTGCCAGTAAATAAATTCTTTCCACCCTCAACAACATCTGCAAGAGCGTTATCTATGTTGCCATTGAGGATGAGTTCCTTGAGATACTCAGCATCCTTCTCGGCAATAACAAGTCCCATACGATTCATCTTGCTCTCAGACACTGCTGTAGCAAGGACAGTTCGGACTTTCTTTATATCTCCGCCTGCATCTTTCATCATCTGGTTGTATCGAGCGCGGTCAGATGAACGAACAAGACGGTTGACTACACCTAGCGGGTCTGCTGCTACACGTGATATTGCTCCGCCCTCTGCGCCATACTTGGCTGCGGTACGAAGGCGTGTTGAAAGTATGCGAGATTTCGCTAATCCCCAAGGAGAGTTGCCAATAGCAAGGTGGACCATTAAGTCTTCTGTTGCATTACGAAGAGCATAGCGAGGACCAGATAGGGTAAGGAATGACCAGGCTGAGGTCATCTTGTCTACCCAACCTTTGTGAGCAAAGGAAAACGTCTTTCCTATTCCATCGCGTGCAGCAAATCGGTCTATATCCTTAATGCTTGGAGCGGTAACAAAAGAACTAAGTTGAGAAGGGATGAGTGCCATTGACTCATCAAGACCTTTTTCGTTAACAAAATTGGATGGGTTAACTCTCTCTACAGTTCCATCCGGTAGTGCTCTCTCTACAGAACCGGCATAAGAAGCAGCATACTTACCTGATAGCAAGCGAGTGAGTTCTCTCCCGCCTTCACTTAGACCGAAACCACGGAAGTCGGAGATTGTCTGCCAAACTCCATAAAAGATTTCTTTTCTTTCGCCCTCTGTTGCGGCATCAAATGCCTCACGGATACTCTTTGAATAATACTGTGGAAGCACTAGGCGAGACAAACGATAGACAGTATCCGCTGAGTTCTTTCCCATAACATCAAACGAGCCATTATCAAATACAGGAATAAGACTGAACTTAGCCTTGAATCGGTCTAATTTGTATTGGATGTTGGCTGTAGAAAAAAGAATCGGCTTATTTGTTTCTTTAACTTTCTTTAATCCAGTAACGATTTCTTTTCTACCCTCTGGGGTAACAAGTTTTTCGGTAATGCCATCATTAGTTGCGGCTGCGCCATAATACAAATCGTTAACAAAACGGTTGCCCATTTTGTCTATATTAAAGACTTTGTTTGCTGCAGTATAAAGATTGATACGCGCTTTGCGTCGAGCATCAAGGCGTGGCATCAAGACGCGAGTACGGCCTGGTTGACCTTTAAGAATTTCCAATACCTGAGATGAATTAGAGAAGTATGCTTTTGCTGTATCAGCGTTCTTAATAGGAGCAGGTAAGTTAATAAATTCATCAACAACTGCTGGGCCAAACTCTGGAGCAATAGTGCGTAGTCTGTCTCTTGCTGCAATCTGAGCAGCATTGTCGCCTGTCTCTTTAGCAGTCTTGAATCGGGCTAACTCGTCTCCATAGGAGTTCCAGAAGTTCTGCACCGCAGGACGTTGAAATACCTCGTCGATAGATTGAGGATTAAATGGCCCGACTTGCCACCACTTTGTTTTGCCTTGGTTGCCCATCAAAACATCGAGCGAGTAGCGAGATACATCTACCGCTTTCTTGGCTTTACCAAGGAGGATAAATGGGTCTACAAAGATTCTATAAGCAGCATCAACTGCGCCAGATACTGGACGATAAAATAATCCTGAACCCTCTAGTTGTCCAGGAAGAATAGCGTTGGCTACTTGACGGCCTGGAGAATACTTGGCAGCCTGGACGGAATCCAAAACATCTTGGAATAGTTCCATCTCCTTGCCACCATTTTTTACCCTGGCAGCAATAGCCTTCTGTGTTTCTGGCACGTTAGGGTCTTTAATAATCGCATCGTATGGAGTTCCGGTAGCAGCCTTGATGGCTACCTCTAACTCATCATTGCCATACTTTTTACGAGCATCTGCTATGCGCTTAGGGTTAAATACGTTCTCGCCAGTCTTGCCAGATATTTCCCAGGCTTGAGCAATGTTTACCGGTCTGCTGCTTGCGATTGCGGCAGTTCTATAACCGCGAGTCATCAAATCAGATGCTGCACCAATAACATTAAGAGCGCCCACAAAAGGACGTGTTGCGTAGTGTCCTACGCTTCCTAGCCACCCACGCTTCTTGGGTACAACCTCATCTTCACCAAACATAGCGCGAAGAGACTCTTGTTGCTCAGGGCTGTACTTTTGAAATTCTTGTTGTGCTACATCTGCTGGCAGGTTGGATAGGGTGCGATGAACACCTAATGCTTTACCTACTGCGTCAACCTGACGCTTTTCGTCATCAGATAAACCAGCAAGAAGTGCTGCTGTAGTTAAATTAGTCGACACTACATACCTTTTGCTAGGAATTGTTGATAAAGGATTGCGGCTTCGCCTGTGGAATCGTAAGGAATAAGTTTCTCTAAAGTGTCAGAAATTTTGGTAACAGGTGGTTGCATACCCAAAACCTGGGAACCTGCACCTGGTCCAATGTCTACACCAGTGGTAATTGGTTCGTCTGGACGCTGTGATGGTGCCGATAACGGAACAACTGAAGTTGCAGGATTGGCAGGACGTCCACCGACATTATCTGCAATACCGCGAGTCTTTGCTTTGGCAGCACCGCTATTGATAGCAGCGGTCTCTACGCCTTCGCCATAGTATGCAGAAGGAAGTGTATCTGTTCTCTTCGAGAACTTTCCTGGACCTGCGACCCCAGCGGCTGGATTCATAGGCTGGCTCATAAGTCCTCCTCTAATAATTTCTCTAAGTCTTCGTGTAATTCATCTATACGGGAATGTAAATCAAATTCATAATTAGCGTGGTTAGTCAGCAGGTATGCAATCTCTTTGAAGAATACCGCGACAGACATAATTAAGTTATATAAAAAAATAACAAACGTTAGTGCTACGTGAATAGGGCGTACAGGTTGACTCATTTATGCCTTCCTGTACGCTCTAGTCGGGTAATCATTTAAGCCTTCTTGCCTTTACGGCCTGCTGGAGTGTAACCAAATTCAACCTTCCCGCCTTGTGGCATTGGGGCGTTCTTTGGTCCTTCTACAGGCTTGGATACCATCGCTGCTGCGCGTCCACCTTTGTTCATTTTTACACCTCCTACGCTGCTCCGCCAATGGCGGCTAGTAACTGTGCTATGTCGGGACGTTGTTCAGCAGCAGGGGCCGCACCTTCTTGTGGAGTTGGAGGAACCTGCGAGGCAGTCGCGGGGGCCGCGCCTGCTGCTGAAACTTCGGGAGCCATTGGCTGTGCTGGTTGAGGTGCAGGCGCAAACGCCTTCTCAACGATTGTCTCTAATTGTTGACCCTTCTGGCGGCCTTGAATCACGGTTGCAATACGATTGATAACCTCAGATGGGTCTTGACCATTTGCCGCCAGTGAAGGGATTGCTTGGGCATATTGTGCCACTGCGACTCGTAAAGAGTCACGCATTTCCTCGATGTCAATTCGTTGCTCCTCTTGGGTAACGTTGATGTCGATAGGAAGTTCCCGACGAGCATAGTCGCGGGAAACTAATTTATCGCTACGCATTTGTAGCAAGGCAATCACTGCGCGATTTGGGTCCATTCCGGACATAATGCCATAACGTACATCAATGGCATAATCACCTTTAATGTCGCGTGATGGGACATACTTCAAGATATAGGGCGTACCATCATCAATGCCGCGAATAGTCTTTTGCATATCGCCAAAGATTTTCTCGTCTGCTTCAAAGCAGATACCGAGAAGTTCGGTAAAGAGACGGGCAAACTGTGCTTGTGCAGATTTAATCTGCGTATCGAATCCTGCTTGTAGCGCTTGTACACCACGTCCGGTGACGACAGATGCGTCGATGTTTCCGCTACGTACTTCTGGGTAACGAGCACCCATACGGAGTTCACGCTCAAGAACACCAGACTCTGCAAAGACATTGTTTGGTAATTCTAGCGGTACACGACGAATCGCTTGGGGATTGGAAGAACGCAGAATAGAGTCTGGACCAAGAGCCAACTCTTGTACATCCTGTGGAATGGCAATAGGTGCCTGGATGCTTTTCTCTGCGGCTTGGATTTGGAGGATAGCGAAACGTGCGCGAGCAAGTTGTACCGCTAGAACATCATCAAATTGACCACGCGCCTCACCGTCAATAGAATAACGGGTGGCAACACGTGCCATACATTTACCTACTGGGTTAGCAGTGCGAGAAAGAACGAGGTTATTACGAGAAGGCAGGAAGAGAACGTCCTGATACTTGTCGTGATAACGAACCATATCGATGTATGGTGAGCCAGGAGTGTACTGATTCTTGCCGACAATCTCATTGTAGAACTCAGGATACTGTGAGGCAAGGGACTCTGCATCGGTAGTAATGACTTGAGTTAAAGAGATGCAACGACCGAATCGGTCAATCTCTGGGTAAGTACCAAAAGGATTAAGGAGACGAATCTTTGGTGTGTTAGTCTCGAAGTCAATCTCAACGATGCCTGGCAACATACCGTAGGTATTGAACCAGTCTGCTCCTGCATACATCTGGATTTGCAACTCAGATGCGGTGGAGTAGTAGTTGGCAATACGGGTACGGGTATCAGCCTGCTTACGTGCTGAGTCAGATACCATATTGGTAGCCGAGCAGTTAAACGATGGCAGTGGTGCCATTGCTTCAGCAAGGTCACGTGCGGCAACATCAATAAAGTTAGCAACAAGAGGCTTAGGATAATCCTCACTGAACATCGTAGGATAAACCTTGCCAATATCACCTTGACGGACGGATAGGACATCGCGCATCCGTTGGTCGCGGGCAGCATAGCGCGTCTGTAGACGCGATACCTTAGCCGCTAACTCTTTGATTGTTAACAATGAAGTTCCTTACTTACCGGTAATTTTCTTTGTAGGCTGTTTTTTTACATTGCCATACTTGTTCATATCTTTAATTTCCTGTGCTTTTACGCGAGCAGTTTTTCCAGATTTGGCATCTTTTACAGATTCTACTTCTGCTTTATTGCGACCTTGGCGTATTCCTTCACTAACAACACTGCGCCGTTTTCTAACGTTAGACCTTGGTTCTGCCTTGGTATCAGGCTTGGGTTGCACCTTGACAACAGATTTTTTGCTTGAACTAGAAGTAGCACTACGAATACCCGTTACCGAAGATTCTCCACGACCCATAATTTTTTTCTTTGGTGTTGGCATAATAGTTCCTTACTTATTCTTAATCTTTGTTGGTAATGGTTTTTTCTTAGTGGTCTTCTTATATCCCATACTCTTATCGACTACATCGTAGTCTGCTGGAGCCTTCTTACCTTTAGTAGGCGGTCGCTTTCCAGCCTTAAGAAAATCGTTTAAGTCTTTTTTCTTAGGAGTTGGCATTATCGCTTCTTACTCTTTTTTTCCTCATACTTAAGTTTAACCATTTCAGGAGCAACTTTACCTGCAATACCTCTTTTAGCATCTCTTGCTCTAGCCTGCTTTTCTTCTTTTACGCTAGCAGCGGTTTGCTTGTATTGCATAGAGGTAGTTCCAGTACGTCCTCTTGTTGCTGCAGTAGCAGTTTCTTTTACTTGTTTAGCAAGATTCTTTGCTGACTTTTTAACCGAAAGACCTTTTCCTGGAACAGTGGTAACTACTTTACCTAACGTTCCTACTGCGGTAGCAATGTCACGTGCTTCACGTGCAGTAATACCATATCGTTTTTTAATTTCGCTCATTGCGTTTTTCTTTGGTGCTGGCATTTCTTTCTCCTTAGATGAATGTACGCTGCTGTTCCTCAAGCAGTTGGTCAATGTTTACCACCAATCTCTTGCCACGTTCGGCACGAGAGAGGAAGGGGTTTTTCAGATGGTGCGCTTGATATTGACCACGGTTAAGAATTTCGCGTGCTCTAATCTCGCAGAACCAGAGCGCCATCACCATATCGGTCTTACCCTTAGTGGTTGGAGACCAGGTCACCAGTTGCTCAATGAGCGACTTGATGTTCTCTGTCTGGTCAGATGGCAGATGTATTAAGTTATCCCGATGGTGTTTGCCATCGGCTTGTTTTGTACCGAATAGGGTGGACATAGAAGCCACACCGAATCCGGAGTCCCATTTGTTAGCGCCCGTATGGTGCTCACGTAAGATGACGCCACGATTTGCTAGGTGGTGTCTAATACCTTCATCCTGAGTAAGGAAGGATTGAAAAGCGTTCTTCTCTACTATCCACTCGCTAGGCTGGTATAGGCTGGTCCAGTCAAATATCAACTGGCGAATCATCGCCGGAGTCGGACGAGTAACCTTATAGGCATCGACGATGTAGCGTTTATGCGAGGTAGGGTCTATTGCATAACAGACCACCGCAGTATCACCGACCATAGCCGGGTCAAGACCGCAAACGGTAATAAAGCCATTGAGGTTTGCTGGATGTTGCGGAGAGCCGGGGGTTAATCTGCCGGACTTACGCATCCCATCTACTGAGCCACGGACACATACCGGGTCAAAGATGGCATCATCAGAAACATCTTGCTGTTGATAGACCAAAGCCCAGGTTGAGGTATCCATCTGCTGGCGTTCGTTATAGAGATACTTGCCAGACCAGCGGGGGTATAAGCCTTCTTCGTTCTTTTCTTCTTCAGGCTGTCCATCAAATGCCTGGTCGGACCACGGCCAGAGCGTTACCCACTCATCGGGCTTGTCTGCTGTGTCCAGAAGCGCTGGCATTGCTAGGTATGTCCACGGAACAATACCGCCTGGGTATCTATCTGGGTTACGCAGTTCTCGATAGAGGTCTACGGGGGCTACGCGGGTACCAATGATAATCAACTTACCCGTTGGATTCAGACGGGAGCGCACATCCTGGTTAAGCCACTTGATTTGCCGCTCAAAGTCGTTGGCATTAGCCAAGGTCACCGCGTCATCAATAATAATCATATCGGCACGCTTACCGTAAATCTGGCCACCGATACCGACCGCCTCAATATTGGGGTCTTTCTCGGAAGAGTCGCGCAGTTCGTCACCAAAGGTGACGCGGGTAGCCTGCCAAGAGGCGGTCTTGCTATTAAAACCAACCCCTGCCGCATAAGCGCTCTGTAAGTCTTCGTAATTTGGGTGAGTCAGACGTTGCTTAATTGCGTAGAGGAAGTCACCAGCCAGACGTTGAGTCTGGGAGACAATGAGAATCCGGAAATTGGGGTCCATACAAAGGCGATAGGTGGCATAGTCCACCGTAATCGTCATCGACTTGGCGTGGTTCGGTGGAATGTTAATCAGTAACCGATTGGCCTGACCGGGTTCGTATTTCATATTGGGATGGAGCCATCCTGGCTCGCGTCCTTCGATAACATCCACCAAGTTCTGCTGGTGGGGGAAAGTCTTGCTATGCAAGAAGCGTTCCCGGAACTTCACGAAATCGATGTCGGAGACATCATTGGAGGTAAAGTTCTTCTTCTGGAGTCCTAACCTGGTGCGGTCCATCTTGTCCGCGAATACCTTATCGGTCCGACGGTAGTACTCGTAGGACTTAATGGACTTCCCGGCAGACTTACAGGCTGCCTCAATAGTCATTCCCTCTGCTACGCAGGTCAGGATGACACGTTTTGCTATATCGGCTGTATTCTCAGCCATTAGTCTCCAATGTAAAAATAGATTTATCGATAAAGGCGCGGATAGGATATTTCATCCGGAGTGGAAAATTTATCCGGAGAGAAGGTCTTTTGCAAAAAGACAGAATACACCGTCATCGAAGCGGCCAACGCGTTCCGCGTTGCAGGATTAGGGGGCGTTAGCCTCCTCCGCCTAGGTGGCTCCGGAGGCTTCGCCGTAGGAGCCTTACGACCCCCAATCCCCTCCGCACAGAGTGCTCCGGGGATTTTATCCCCCTACTATATATAAGGCGGGAAAAATACCGTATTTTCTGTTTTGCGGAAAAATAGTTTGTTAATGTGGTGTAACTCACAGAATAAAGTAGGACAAATACGGACATACTATACCTTCACTTTAGTCAAAATATTTAATGTGGGAGTAACGGGCCCCCGCACCCCCGCATCAACATCCCCGGGTCGGTTTCCCGCCTACGCCCCCGTTCCTGTGGATAAGAGGGCTACGTTGTCCACAGGTTTTCCCCACGTTGTGGATAAGTTTTTTAAGGGAAGGGAAGGGGGCGGACAATCCCTCCGGCAGGGGTCTGCCCTAAGTTACCCGCTAGTAAGTTACTCGCCTCGCCCCTTCGGTAACTTAGAGAGCGCTTTACAATTATCGACATATCGACACAGTATCCCCATTTGGTCATTTCAGTCATAAAAAAATATTTTCAAAAAAAGCCCTTTTCGGCTTGACCCTATGCCCTATAGGCGATAATCTTCTCCTATAACTTAATAATCAACTATTGAAAGGGAAACGAAATGACTAGAAAAGATTTTGAACTCATCGCCGGAACTATCGCCAATTTTCCCCGCATTGATTATGGCGCCCGATGTGTAATCGAAGAAATAGCGGAAGAGTTAGCGGGCGCACTAGCAACAACTAACCCCGCTTTTAACCGCGCTAAGTTCCTCACCGCTTGCGGGGTGAACTAATGAAATGGACAGGGGCAGACACTAACGCGGTCTTTCAGCGTACGGGATACGGCGAGAGCAAGGCTTTTAAGTATCTCTACATATGGGAAGAGAGCGCGGGCAAGTGGAGAGCGGGGCGCTACACGCTAGGGCGAGAGATTGACTTTCGCCTAGAGTTCTCTAGCGCGAAAGTGGCGCGGGCGTATTGCGAGCGCTACGACGAGGAGAA